ATCAAATACATAAACTTGGTCTACAACAAAAATATCCTTTAATACAAGAAGGTGATAAGATTAAATTTATAAAATTAAAAGAAGCAAACCCATTTAAATTTGATGTTATAAGTTATATGACCACACTACCAGATGAATTTAAAATAAAACCATATGTTGATTATGACATACAATTTCAAAAAACTTTCCTTGATCCTATGAGATTTATATTAGACGCAATAGGGTGGAAGTCAGAACCACAAGCAAGTCTGGAGGCTTTCTTTGGTTAATTTCCCAAACAAAAAATACGGAGTAATATATGCAGACCCTCCTTGGTTATTTAAAACAAGATCGAATAAAGGAAAAGATAAAAGTCCTGAAAAACATTATCCTTGCCTTAGCCTCGCTGACATTTGTAATTTACCTGTTAGTGACATTGCTAAACCTGATTCAGTCCTTTTAATGTGGGTGTGTGACCCTATGTTAGATCAGGCATTTAAAGTCATAGACGCCTGGGGTTTTAAGTACAAGACAGTAGGTTTTACATGGGCAAAGACAAATAAAAATACTATGGGATTTTTTACAGGTCTAGGATATTGGACTAGAGGTAATCCTGAAATGTGTTTACTTGCAACAAGAGGTAGACCAAAAAGAATACATAAAGATGTATCACAACTTATTATATCACAAAGACAAAAACACTCGCAGAAACCACTTATTCATAAGGAAATAGAAAGATTGGTTGGCGGTCCTTACTTAGAGATGTTTGCTAGAAAAAAACCTTATGATAATTGGGATTATTGGGGTAATGAAGTATGAGTCTATGTGTAGCATTGACTTTATCAGCCTTATGTGTTATAATACCAGCATTATTATTATGGAAAATGAATGACGAAAACCCTAGATAAAACAGAGGCAAAACATGTTGCCAATATATTCTCCGATTACTTTGATAAGTTTAGTCGTATAGACCAATACATGCGTGACCAGAAAATGGCACAAATTGAAACTATACCTACTGCTCTTCCTGGTATGGGTTTAGATACAGAATTATTTGATGATTTTACCATGTCACCACAGGTCATGGATTTACAAGTTGTAGAATTAGATAATCATACATGGGACACCTGTATTAATATGATATCAAGTCATAGTAATATGGTCAGTATTCCAGGCAAAAGTTTAAAACTTGCAGTAAAAGAAATGAACACAGGTAAGTATGTTGGTTTTATGAGATTTGGTTCGCCAGTTATTAACATGAGACCTAGAAATGTTTTATTAGGTAATGTTCCTAATTTACAAATCTTTAATAAAACTTCTATCATGGGTTTTGTAATTGTACCATCACAACCTTTTGGTTATAATTATCTTGGTGGTAAATTGTTAGCTGCCTTATGTTGTTCACATCAAGTAAGAGAGATGTTAAATAAAAAATACGATATGAATTTAGTTATGTTTGAAACTACTAGTTTGTATGGTAATAGTAAATCTGCTAGTCAGTATGACGGTATGAAACCTATGTTAAGAAACAAAGGTCTAACTGATAGTGATTTTATACCTATGATACATGGTAAACCATTTAAAGATATGTTAAATTATGTTGAAGATAAAATTGGTGTCTTTATTAAAGAAGACGCTTCTAGTAGAAAGTTAAAAATTACTACAGCAATACAAGGTCTAATAAAGAAAGCACTAGATGGTGATGACTTAGAAAAATTTAAAACTACAATTGGTAATGCAAAAAAACTTACTGAACAAAAAAGATATTATGTATCAAATTATGGCATAGATAACTATATAGATATTGTAAATGGTAAAACAGATAAGATTGTCAAAGCACCAAATTACGATAGATTCCATGATAATGAACTAATAGAATGGTGGAGAAAGATGGCTACCAAAAGATTTGACAATCTAAATAAGGATGGTCGTTTACGAAATGACCTTGAAATATGGACAAAAGAAAGTCAGATAGATATTATCAGATAAGGCTTGACAATTATAAACAAATGATGTATATTAGGAGAAATAATGAGTAATTTTTTAAAAGATATTATAAAAGAAACTGGTAATGAGTATGCCACATTGGCAAAAGACGGTGTTGCTGGAGGTGATGTTGATTCGTTTATTGATACAGGTTCATATTCTTTCAATGCATTATTGTCCGGTTCTATTTACGGTGGTTTACCAAACAATCGTATTACAGCAATTGCTGGTGAAGCTGCAACGGGTAAAACATTCTTTGCATTAGGCGTAGTCAAAAGTTTTTTAGATAAAGACCCTAACGCAGGTGTTATCTATTTTGAATCAGAGAATGCTATCTCAAAAGACATGATTGAAAGTCGTGGTGTAGATAGTGGTAGAATACTGGTAATGCCAGTTGCAACAGTACAAGAATTCAGAGCTCAATCAATTAAAGTGATTGACAAATATTTAGAACAACCAGAGGCAAGTAGAAAACCTATGTTGTTTGTATTAGATAGTTTAGGTATGTTATCTACTACAAAAGAAATGGAAGATACGGCTGCTGGTAAAGAAACTAGAGATATGACAAGAAGTCAAATTGTTAAATCTACTTTCCGTGTATTGACTTTAAAACTAGGTCAAGCAGGTGTTCCAATGATTATGACCAATCACACATATGATGTTATTGGTTCTATGTTCCCTCAAAAAGAAATGGGTGGCGGTTCAGGTTTGAAATACGCTGCTTCATCAATCATCTACCTAAGCAAAAGAAAAGAAAAAGACGGCACAGAGGTAGTTGGTAATATTATACATTGTAAAAACTTTAAATCAAGAATAACAAAAGAGAATGCTCAAATAGATGTAAGACTAACTTATAAAACTGGTCTTGACAGATACTATGGTCTTTTAGAACTCGGCGAAGAAGCTGGTGTCTTTAAGAAAGTATCTACAAGATATGAAATGCCAGATGGCACCAAAGTTTTTGGTAAGTCAATCAATACAGAGCCTAAAAAGTATTACACAAAAGAAATATTAGAAAAGATTGATGACCACACAAAAAGAAAATTCACATACGGACAAGACGAAGACTAGAAGATACGCCTTTGCTCAACAAGAAGGTAAAGATTATTCTTGTGTCAAATTAACAGAGGGTAAATTCAAAGATGTAATTTATCACTATGGTAGAGTTGCATTTGCACCAGAATCCGAGAAACAAGATGATGGCAAATTACCTATGAAGTTTGATTATACGGTAGATAAAAATCCAAACAATCTAATACTGCTTGACAATTCTGAATTTATAGAGTATATTGGTGACATATTATTAGAATTATTAGAAGAGAAATTAAAAGATGGTACAGCAATCAAGAATTGAACAAACAATAATATCTAGTCTCTTCTTTAAAGAAGAGTACACTAGAAAAGTTTTACCTTTTATCAAAGAAGAATATTTTGGTAACCGTATAGAACAATTACTATATGGTGAGATATTTAAATTTATAGAGAAGTATAATAATCTTCCTACAAAAGACGCCATGTTGATTGAACTTGGTCAAAGAAAAGATATTAATGAAGAAGAATTAAATCATTTAAAAGACTATGTTGTTGCTGTTGAAAATACTGAAGCAGATGAACAATGGCTTACTGAAACAACTGAAAAGTTTTGTAAAGATCGTGCTGTTCATAATGCAGTATTAAGTGGCATTAAAATATTAGATGGCAAAGATAAGAAACAAACAGCAGAGGCCATACCACATATATTATCAGACGCATTAGCAGTATCATTTGACAAGTCAGTTGGTCACGATTATATAGAAGACGCAGAAGCTAGATTTCAATTCTATCATACAAAAGAAAAAAGATATCAGTTTGATTTAGATTACATGAATAGAATTACAAAAGGTGGTGTGCCAAGTAAAACATTAAACATTGCTCTTGCAGGTACAGGTGTTGGTAAATCATTATTCATGTGTCATGTTGCTTCAAGTTATTTACTACAAGGTCTAAATGTATTGTATATTACTTTAGAGATGGCAGAGGAAAGAATTGCAGAAAGAATTGATGCTAACTTATTAGATGTTACAATGGAAGACCTACATGATATGCCTAAACAATTATATGATGGCAAAATTAAAAAGTTAAGAGAAAAAACACAAGGTCAACTTATTGTCAAAGAATATCCAACTGCGTCTGCTCATGCAGGCCATTTTAAATCGTTGATTAATGAATTGGCTTTGAAAAAATCATTTAGACCAGATGTTATCTTTATAGATTATTTAAACATATGTGCTTCAAGTAGATTTAAAGGTGGTAATATTTCTTCTTACTTTTACATCAAAGCAATTGCTGAAGAGTTAAGAGGTCTTGCAGTAGAACATAACGTACCTATTTTTAGTGCAACACAAACAACTAGAACTGGTTTTGTATCAACTGATATTGGTCTTGAAGATACCTCTGAAAGTTTTGGTCTACCAGCAACTGCTGACTTTATGTTTGCGTTAATGTCAAACGAAGAACTAGAGGCATTAGGTCAAATGAAAGTAAAACAATTAAAGAATAGATATAATGACCCAAGCGTTAATCGTGCATTTATTATTGGTGTTGACAGATCCAAAATGAGATTATATGATGTACAACAATCAAGTCAAAACATTGTTAACTCAAATCAAGTAGATGAAAAAGAGGACGCTTACAACAAATTTAGTGATTTCAAACTATGACCGACATAATGCATTTTGCAAAGTTATATAGAGGTGTGGTATCAGATGAGATATGTGCCAAAACTGTATCAGAAATGGACACACTAGAATTTAAAGAACATACATTTTATAATGCTAAGACAAATGAACATAAACCTAGAAGTGGCTCACAAGAATTATCTATGAGTTGGGGTAATGTATCTACTAAACAAACTTTAAATGATATTGTTGACAACACAGCTTTCGAATATGTAAAAGAATTAAACATGCCTTGGTTTGACAAGTATCAAGGTTATTCACATGTAAGATTTAATAAGTATGCTGAAAATAAAATGATGGCCTTACATGCAGACCATATTCATTCAATGTTTGATGGTGAAAGAAAAGGTGTTCCTATATTAAGTGTATTAGGAGTTTTAAATGATGATTACGAGGGTGGTGAGTTTTATCTAGTAGATGAAAAAACAGACTTATCAAAAGGTGATGTTATAATATTTCCTAGTAATTTTATGTACCCTCATAAAGTAGAACCGGTAACAAAAGGTACTCGTTACTCATATATAAGTTGGATATGGTAAAAAAGAAAACACAAAAAGTTAGATTTCATAGAGGTGATAAGAGACCAGGTGTATTGGAAAAGAAACTAAAATATAAAGTAGAGATGGCCAAAGAAGGTAAAAAGATACTTTGGCATGTTTTAGAGACACCTACAGACAATGTGGTTGCTAAACACTTCTTTGAAGAAGACGCTCAACAACTTGCAGACTTTCAAAACAAACACCGTGTCTGGCAAGAAAACGGTGGCATACCTAGATTCCTTTGGAATTATATTGCCAATAACACCTAAATAGTGTATAAAGAAAAAACATATGGCAGATTCACCAAAAGCAACAGAAACAGCTCAAGCATTATTTTGTGCTATCGTAGATAGTCGTGGTGTAAAATTTAAACTTGATGAAAAAAATAAACCTATACCATCAGATTATGAAGATTTTAAAAAAAGTAATCTAAAAGAAATGACACAGGTTTTTAATAATTCAAAACTAGACGCACCAGGAGTTAGTTTTGATATGGTAGATAAACTATTATTAAATGATAATTCTTGGTATGAGTCTTCAGTTTATATAGCAAATAGAGTTTTTGACACAATAGAAAAGTTTGCTGGTGATAAATTAAAAGAAAAAATTAAATCAAAAGGTTTAGATTTATTTTATGCTAGAGGTGACCAAGCTGTTATGGATAACATAACTAAAATATTTAAAAAGGTAAAAGACCTTGCAGTAAAAAGAAATAGTGATAAATTTAGAAATGGTGTAAAACCATTATTACCTGGAGATTTAAACAAATGGTCACCTGCTGATATATATTATGCTACAGATTTTGCTAGAAAAAGTTTAACAGCTATGGCTAATACATCCGAAAAATCTCATTTAAATAACCCTATAAAAATAGGTAAATCACTTATTATAACAGGTGTGGCTAGCATGAGGCAGTTTGAAATATTTAATGCTTATATAAAATACTTAATTGATGGTGGTCATTTATTGCCTTTATCATTAAAAAAAACAGGTAATATGAATGAAACAATTGTAAAATCATTAAACTATGAAGAAGGTGATGTAGAAAAATATTTTAAAGATAAAGATATTGGTTTTAAAAAATTTGATTTCTCAAAAGGTTCTGATAAATTTTTTGATTCATTTGATATAAAAATAAATGTATCCGATAAACACAAATTGCAGTTTAGGGATAAAGGTTCATCAGGCGAATCAAAAGGTAAAGGTCCTTCTTTTTCATATCAATGTATTATAGTAGGTGGTGCTGAAGCACTTGATGGCAGTTTTGGTGGTGAATCATTACCAAATATTATGTCTTCTACACCTGGATGTTTAGAGTTATCAAAAAAATTTAGTTTAGCTTTACAATCAAGCTATGCAGCTGAAGGATATAAATTAGGTCAAGAATTAGTAAAAAGTAATGCAACAGATTGGTATAAAAAACATAAAAGTAATATTCAAGTGAAAGAATATTTAAATTATGCTAAAACTTTAGGAGGTGTTAAAGAGTTAGAAGCAGATCATTTTAAATTAATGATTAATCATAAGTCATTTATTAAATTGTCTGAACAGAAAAAAGCTAGAAGAATAGGTCAATTCTTATATGCCAAAATGTTAGGTGGTAGATTAATTACCGAAATGCAAAAACTTTCCAAAGAAAAAAGAGATTTACTCGTTACTAATATGTTAAGGTATGCAGGCAGCAGAGCAGAATTATCTGGACCTCATGTTAAAGCTGGAAGTGCTACTTCTTTTTAGCAACTATATTTTTCACTTAATAAACCTTATAAATAGTATTATATTTGTTGATGAATTGATTGAAAAGTGCTTGCCAAAGCGCTCATATTATAGTATAATGGAACAAAATGAGAGAGAAAAATGTTTAGTTTTAAAGGGTTCTTTACAAAAGATAAGAACACACACCTAGAACACCTAGAAGACGATATTATAAATCGTGGTTCAGACGGTGGAGAAAATGCAATTAACTTCCTAAAGGCTGTTAGAAACATGCTAGCTGGTTCTGGTAAGGGTACAAACATGACCGTCAAATGGGACGGTGCGCCAGCAATTATATGTGGTGTAAATCCTGAAAACGGCAAATTCTTTGTAGGTACTAAATCAGTATTCAATAAAAATCCTAAAATCAATTATACATCAAGAGATATTTCAAGAAATCATAGTGGTGTTGTTGCAGATAAACTTAATGTTTGTTTAGCAAACTTATCAAGATTAAGAATAAAAGGTATTTTACAAGGTGATTTGTTATTTACAAATGACCTGAAAGCTGTTAACATAGATGGTGAAAAGATGGTTTCATTTACGCCAAATACTATAACATATGCCGTGCCTATGGCAAGTGATATAGGTAGAAGAATTATGAAAGCTAAAATGGGTATAGTATTTCATACATCATACTCCGGTAAAACTATGAATAATTTATCTGCCGGTTTTGGTACAGTTACAGGTTCATCTAACAGAAATGTATTCTTAGCAAGTGCAGGTTATAAATCAACAGCAGTTATGTTTAGTAAACAAGAGTTGTCAAAATTTGACGCACAGATAAGAATGGCTGAAGGCTCATTAAAAAGAGCAAAACCTATTTTAGATTTAATGAGTAAAAATATATCAGACGATACATCCGTAGGTTATAGATTAAAAACTTATTTTAATTACTATATTAAAAACTCAAATGCAGGT